AAGATTTTAACGGGTCAGTTCTATCAGGAAAATAAAGCGGTCATGGCGCTGCTGACGAATGCCCGGATATGGGATGAAATATGATTCCGATTGGTTCTATTGACAAAAGAATAACGCTGCAATCCGTTACGCAGACATCGGACGGGATGGGCGGCTATACGGATGTTTGGGCAGATGTGGCGACAGTTTGGGCGGCTCTTTGGCCGGTGAGCGCGGCGGAGGCTGTGAAGGCGCAGGCCAACACGATGACCGCCACGCATCGGATTGTGATCCGGTATCGGTCGGGAGTCAGTGCGGCATGGCGGGTGAAGTACGGAACGCGGTATTTTACAATATTCAGTATCATTAACCCGTCGGAAAGAAACGAGACGCTTGAACTGCTGTGTAAAGAGGTTTTGAGTTGAATAATTTATTAACAGCCATTTACGGAAAACTCGCGGGGTCGGCCTTATCAACGGCCATCGGCGGGCGCATGTATCTGGATCAGGCACCAGGCAAGCCGACGTTCCCTTATGTCGTCTTTTTTATCGTGTCGTCGGTTCCTGAAAAGACGTTCACGGAGGATTTGTCCGAAACGCTTATTCAGTTCTCTATTTATTCATCCTCGTCCTCGGCCACGGAAGTATCGGCAATTTATGCCGCGCTGAAAACGCTTTATGACGAATGCTCTTTAACGATAACGGGCAGCAGTCTTGTCTGGATGAAAGAAACAAATCTTGTCACGATGACGGAAGACATGACCACGGCCACGGGCACCACAACACTGAAACATTGGGCGATAGATTTTGAAGTTAAAACGTCTTTGAATTAAGAAAGGAAACACATGATTAGTATTATCGTACCCATATATAACCAACATGAGATAACCGAAGAATGTTTACGGGCTGTTTTAGACAATACACAGAATTGCGAGATCATCATAGTTGACAACGGATCGGAACCGCCGATCAAGCCCCCGTTCTCTGGATTTACTGAAATCACGATGATCCGCAATGAAACAAACCTCGGATTCCCGGTTGCGGTCAATCAGGGTATTCGTGCGGCGAAGGGCGACGTTATTGTTCTTTTGAATAATGACTGCATCGTCACGCCGGGTTGGGCGGATCGTCTTATCAACCACTTGGAAGATTACGCCATCATCGGTCCGATGACAAACTACTGCGCTGGAAAGCAACAAGTATCGCTACCGACGTATCAGAGCATTGAAGGACTAAATAAAGAAGCCTCTGCGAATGCAGAAGCGAACGCCGGGGAATCAGAAGAAGTCAACTGGGTGATTGGCTTCTGTATGGCATTCAGGAAAGAGCTTTATAATGAGCTTGGCGAGTTTGACGAATCATTATGGCCGTGCTCTGGTGAGGAAATTGACTTCTGCCTACGGGCGCGGCAGGCCGGTCATAAGGTCGGAATAGCCCACGATGTTTATGTCCACCATGAAGGATCAAAGACGTTCAATGAAATGGAAAAGGCCGGACAACTCAATTATCAGGAAATATGCAAACGCAACGACGCGCACCTTACGGATAAGTGGGGGGAAGGAATCTGGAATAGACAGGAGATAAATTCACCGACTGACAAGTCCATTGGAAAACATACTTATGGTATTGATAATATAACTATCTTTTTTGACGAAGAAGCCAATCTGAAAATCGGTGACTTTTGCAGTATCGGACCGGAAATAAAAATATATTTAGGCGGAGAGCATCGTAGTGACTGGCTGACAACCTATCCGTTCTCCCATTTCTTTACCGATTTTAAGGACTTTGATTATCGCATATCAAAGGGCGATGTAACCATCGGGAATGATGTTTGGATTGGGCATGGTGTGATGATCTTATCAGGGATTACGATAGGTGATGGCGCAATTATAGGTGCCGGGAGTGTGGTGACAAAGGACGTTGAACCTTATTCAGTTGTAGGGGGGAATCCGGCAAGACATATCCGGTACAGATTTACCAATGATGAAATCACTACATTACTCGAATTAAAGTGGTGGAAGTGGCCGGAAGATGTGATTTACAAAGCTATTCCTATATTACAAAGCGGTGATGTTGCGACTTTAGTTGAGTACGCGGCAAGAAAGGCGGCAGCATGAGATGCAGTAATTTAAGATTAGCAATCGGAGTACCGCTTTCATTCCCGACGGTGCCCTCTGCTTTTTTGCGGAGTTTCCTTTTAATGGAAAAACCGGATTATATTTATATCCAGCCGGAAAACGGGCCTATTGATACGTTAAGAAATGACATTGTGGAAAAGGCATTGCTCGAAGGGGCGACGCATATTTTAATGTGCGATGCCGATCAAATCTACCCGGTGGATACGGTGACAAAATTACTGGCTCATAATCTGCCGGTTGTCGCGGCTAAAGTTCCACGGAGATACCCGCCGTTTGATCCGATCATCTTGAGATTAACGGAGAGCGGTTATACGCCTCTAGGAATAGGAGACTATGAGAAAAACAGTCTTGTCGAGTGCGATGCGGTCGGGACGGGATGTATTCTTTACCAGGCGGACATCTTTAAAAAGATTCCCTATCCGTGGTTCGAGTTTAAGAAACATCCCGACACTGGATTGGTCATCGGTGAAGATGTTGGAATGTGTCAGAAGTTGAAAAAACTAGGTTATAAAATACACGTTGATACGTCCATTGATGTCGGCCATCTAGCGACCATGATCGTTACCGAGGCGACTCATAAACTATGGTGCGCCATGCAGATCAGTAAAGAGAAAAAGGCAGCAGCGTTAGGAGTGATGGAATAAATTAATTTAACAATTTGAGGTTTCCTGAACGTCCGGCCAGACCGACGGGAACGCAAGAACAAACAAAGCACGGCTTGTAGGAGCCTACACTTCTACTTGTCCGTGCTTTTTTGTTGCCTCAAACAAACAGCAGCAAATTTAAGGAGGAATTAATTATGGCAGACAGGGCAGCAACATTATCAGGCAGCTTTCAAAAAGTGACGTTAGGAATTACGTCGAAGATTTTAGGTGCGGGCAAATACAGCATTTCCGGTGCAACCCGCAAAACCGTTGATGTTTCCGAGTTCGGCGTGGACATCGACATTTTTGAGTTTGGTTCAGCAGACGGCGGCACGATTTCATTGACGGACGTAGCCTATGATCCGACCGATCCCCAGCAGCTCACTTTGCAGTCAGCTGTTACCGCTGGCACGAAACTGAATGGCAGCACCACAAGCGGACTTCTGTTCTGGATTAACTCCACGTCATATCTGACCGTGGGAACCAGTGGAAACATCCTTATGACTTCCGCCGGGAAAGTGGATGCAGACAGAAACGGCAGTGCCAAAACCTCGTTTGAAGGCAAGGTATCCGGCGCGTTCATGTATGTCGTCTAACCAAATGGGGATGAAGGAATACCCCGGATTCCCCATTTCTTAACCGTCCGTAAGGACAGAAAGAGAAGTGATTTATGTTTTTAGATTTGGATGCGTCAAGCGGTGAATGGTTCAATTTTTTCAGTTCGCACATTGATCCGGTGACAGGTGAACCGGTGTATGAGGAGCCCGTCAAGGATGCAAGGGTTCAGATAAGAAGCATCGCCCCATTCATCGAAGAACGAATGGCAAAGCGGAAAAAGGCGTTTGAACACGTTTACAACCCCAAAACCCGCTCAATGGAACGTATGGGATTCTTCCCTGATTTATCACCGGAAGAGCAGAAGGCGGAACGGGATGATCTTTGGGATTATGCGATTGTCGCACTGGAGAACTTTAAGGACGCGAAGACGGGCAAGGTCATTACCTGTACCCGCGAGAATAAATTAGCCTTAATGAAACTCCCGGTGTTTGACAGGTTCGTTGCCCGGTGTCAGCAGCTTATATCGTCGGCAGGGGTCAAGGAGAAAGAGGAAGCCGTAAAAAACTCATAGACTGGTTGCAGTTTGCCGATGAGCAGGCAGCAGCCAGGGTCGAGTTAGAGAATGGAACGGTACTCACGAAATGCGACCAATGCAGAACGATGTACGCAGAAAGAAAGCCACCCGGAACGCCTCCGTGCGAATCCTGCCGGGTAGAGCTGAGGGAAGAGAATGAGGATGCAGCGCGGATTTATCAGATAGTCCGCAGGCAGATATTAACATTTTTCAATGGTGAAGTGGACAAGGAAATTGACCTTAATTATGTGGCGGTCAATGTGGTCATGGATTTGTACGGCGTGAGGAAAAAACGGGAATGTTTTGAAAAGGTCACGCGGGCATATCATCATTTTCTAAATAAGAGGCAGCAGGAATGAGAGTTGAAGGCTGGCACCCGGAAAAAATAACCGCCGAGATTGAAAAGAAGG